GATATCTAATAAACAAAATAGATTGCACTAGTGCAGAAACAGCATTAGTTACAACAACAAAGATTGAAGAAAGAAAAGAATGGTTATGGATTTACGCAGACACTCGAAAGAGTAAAGATGTTTTGCAACTAATTCGTCCATTTAATGAAACAACTGTTGGGTTGCATAACAGAGCAAAAGATGGTAGCATGAGCAAAGGGTTTTGTCTTGCGAAAGTTACTTTAATGTCTAAACAAGCTGATGCGATAGCAAAGGCACTTCAGTCAAGGAACAAATAAATGAGTACATGGGCAGAGGAAAAAATACAACTTGCTAGTTCTTATAAAGTAATGTATGATAATGGTGAGATCTCAAAAGAAGAATTACAAGAACTTTTACAAGATATCGTAAGAACCGATGAGGTTTATGAAGAAGCATCTAATATGGAAATGAAAGCAGCAGTTGAGTTTGCTGTTATGAACATTCTTAAAGTTATTTAATGGAGGTATTATCATGGTGAAGTTTGAACCACATTTTATGGAGCGAGAGAAAACTGTTAAGGAATTGATTCCGATTGCGCAAGAAGGTGGTGGGGGTGATCCTGACACCTTCGAGTATTCTGATGTTAAGTATAAATTTTTTATGACATTTGTTGATGAAGAAATTATCGCAGTATCTCAGGTAAAGATTTTAGAAACACCAGACGAAGAAGAAAAAGAATATCAAGAGGTAGCAACATTTCATATGCATAAAAGCGCATTCACTGCCTTTGAGGATATGATTACTACCTTCAAAAGAAAAGCAATAAACCAAATTGAAGGAAACTAAGATGGTATCCAAAAAAGAAAAATTAAAAATTACGGATGAGAGAAACTCATTTAAACCATTCCACTATCCCTGGGCTTATGAAGCGTGGTTAAAACATGAACAAGCGCACTGGCTCCACAGCGAAGTTCCAATGCTTGAAGATGTAAAGGATTGGAAGAAGAAATTAACTGAACCACAAAAACACTTCTTGACTAATATCTTTAGATTCTTCACACAGGGCGACATTGATGTTGCTGGTGGATATGTTACAAACTATCTACCATATTTTAAACAGCCAGAAGTTCGTATGATGCTTCTTGGCTTTTCAGCACGTGAAGCATTACACATTGCTGCGTATTCTCATTTGATTGAAACCCTCGGTATGCCAGAAACTACTTACGCAGAGTTTTTAGAGTATCAAGAAATGAGGGAAAAGCATGAATACTTTATGGAACTCTCAGGGAAAAATGGGACTCCTGAATCAGTCGCAACTAACATCGCTGCGTTCTCGGCATTTACGGAAGGTATGCAGCTCTTTAGTTCTTTTATCATGCTTCTTAATTTCCCTCGTCATGGTTTGATGAAGGGAATGGGTCAGATTGTTACATGGTCAATTGTTGATGAAACGATGCATGCTGAAAATATGATCAAATTGTTCAGAACTTATGTAGAGGAAAATCGTGAACTTTGGAACGATGAACTCAAATCTAAGATTTACACGATCGCTGAGAAGATGGTCGAACTCGAAGATAAGTTTATTGATCTTAGTTTCAGTATGGGCGATATGCCAGATCTTACAGCTGAAGATGTTAAAAGGTATATTAGGTATATTGCTGATCGTCGTCTTATTTCTCTTGGTCTCAAAGGAATTTTTAAAGTCAAAAAGAATCCACTACTATGGGTTGAAGAAATGATCAATGCCCCAACGCATGGTAACTTCTTCGAAAACAGAGTTACTGATTACGCCAAAGGTGCACTTTCTGGTAATTGGGATGATGTTTGGGGTAAGGCAGCATAATGTCAGTTAATAAACATTACGACTGCGACAATTGCGGTTCTTCTGGTAAAATCGTGGTGAAGGGCGAGGACTATAAATATGAAGATATAGTCTTTTGCCCTGTATGTGGGCACGATATTTACGAAGAAGAACTGGAAGATGACGACGACTAACGATGAACTTTATGAGAATCCATGGATTTATGATGGCGCTGCTGTATTAGATGCACCAGCAGATTTCTATGGATTCGTTTACATAATTACCAACAAGAAAAACAATAAAAAGTATATTGGTAAGAAATTCTTTTACAGTAAAGTGAGTAAGCCACCACTAAAAGGCAAAACACGTAGAAGAAGAAGCATAAAGCAAAGCGATTGGAAAACGTATTATGGTTCTAATAAAGAACTTAATGAAGATGTTGAGAGAGAAGGTAAAGAAAACTTCTCACGAGAAATAGTAAAACTTTGCGCAAGTAAAGGTGAATGCGCATATTTGGAAGCCAAACTTCAATTTGAATATAATGTTCTTTTAGAAGATAATTGGTATAATGAATGGATTATGCTTAAAACACACAGAAAACACGTAAAGGGATTAAAATGAGTTTGTTACTGTTCATTACAGCAATAGCACTATCTTCGATTGCAGCATTCTATGCGGTCATAGGTCTCATGTCAATTTTTGCCGCAGCAGCAATACCAATCGCGATCATGGGGGCAACTCTAGAAGCATCTAAACTTGTTGTTGCTTCTTGGTTGTATAGAAACTGGAATCAAGTTCCCCTGCTTCTAAAAACATATTTCACAACAGCTTTAGTAATACTCATGCTTCTAACAAGCATGGGTATTTTCGGGTATCTATCAAAAGCACATTTAGATCAAGCAGTTCCAACTGGAGATGCTGTTGCTAAACTCGAATTGGTAGATGAAAAAATTAAAACACAAAGGGAGAATATAGATGCTGCTCGTAAAGCAATTAATCAGTTGGATGCGCAAGTTGACCAAATCCTCGGAAGAAGTGAAGACTCAAGAGGAGCTGAAAGAGCCGTTCAAATCAGAAGAAATCAAGCAAGAGAAAGAGCCAGACTCATTGCAGACATCCAATCAGCACAAGAAGAAATCGCTAGACTCAATAACGAACGTGGACCAATCGCAGCCGAAGTCCGCAAAGTCGAAGCCGAAGTTGGACCGATTAAGTACATCGCAGCCCTCATCTACGAAGAGCAAGCCAACGACGAAGCGCTCGAAAAAGCAGTAAGATGGGTCATTATAATGATCGTTTTGGTTTTTGATCCACTCGCAGTTCTTATGCTAATCGCATGGAACAGAGAGCAAAAACTTAATCCTATGAGGGATCCTGGAGTTGCAGAATTTTTTAGACGTGGTAAAGAAGTCGCTCAAGCATTAGACAAAGGTGAGCCAATTCCTGAGAAATATCAAGATGATGTTAAAGTTGAAGAAGTTGATAAACACGCATATCTAAAAAAGAAATGGTCTTGGAAAGTTCCAGGAGTGGACCCAGTTGGACCACTCGTAGCAAAACCAGAAGAACCACACCCTCAACCACAACTATTTGATGATTGGGATGAGAAAATCTACAAAAGAGCTGAGATAGAAAACATCCCAGTTCCTCCAAAAACTGAAGAGTTTCTTAAAAAGGTCGAAGACATAAAAGAAGAACCACTAAAAGAAACTAACATAGTCCAAACAAGTCCATTTTCTGCAAAGGAAGATGAGTTCACACTTACCCCAGAGTCTGATACTAAAGAAATAGTTAGAAAACCGATATCTGGCAGACCCCCAAAGTATAAATAGTCTAGAGTGTAGTAACGATGGCGAAAATCAGTTGCTACACGTTTTCCTATAAAAATAATAAAATGGAATCTAGATGGATCCGCTCACCCTATTTGCGCTGGCCAATGGAGCCGTGCAAGCAGTAAAAAAAGGTTGTGAGTTATATAAAGAAATCAAAGGTGCTTCTGGTGATGTGAGAGAGATCTTACACGATCTAGAGAACCAATTCAGCCGTAAACATCCACCAGAAAGACCTCCAACTGTTGCTGAGAAAAATCAGTACATTTCTGAGAAAAATCGCGTCATAGAACTTAATAAAAAGCGTGGTGAGACGACTGACATCTATACCGAAATCGGAAACCATCTAGGCGCTTACTTCGACAATTACTACAAATGTTTGGCTATCTTTGAAGAAGAAGAAAAGCGTAGCAAAACTGAAGTATATACAGGCGAAGCCAGCATAGGTAAACGTGCTCTACAGCGTGTGTTGATGAGAAAACAACTAGAAAACATGAGCGCAGAACTTCGTGAAATTATGGTTTATCAAAGTCCTCCAGAATTGGGTTCATTATGGACTGATGTTGAAGAAATGATGAAGAAAGTAGGCAAAGAACAAAGTGTTGCTGTTGCCAATCAAATGAGAAGAGTTGAATCTGAAAGACGTAGGAAAGAAGCGAGAAAGAAGAAACTTTTATATGAGGCAGTTATTGGTTGTTCTATATTAACAGTAATTTTTGCTGTTATGTTTACTTTTATGCTTATTGTAGAGGGCAGAATAGAGAAATATCCAGAACTAGGTAACTGTATA